TCAAAAGGAGCCCCTACTCCAGAAACAACTATATTGTCATTAATAAATATAGGAAGATAAGAATCACTTACTGTTAAAGTAGCTGTATTAGAACTTAATTCTTTGTTTACAACAACAAACTCTCTAATATCTACTCCTGGTTTTGAAGAGTCTAAAGTTAAAGCCGCATTTGTTGCAGCCCAAGGACTAGATGAAAGGGTAAAAGAAGGATTTGTAATTTCATTAATTCTATTAGCTTTAAGTGTTATATTAATTCTTCTTGCGTCTTCAAAAGCAGTTTTAGAAATTGCTTCTTCAAATTGAGCGGCATCAAAATAATGGACTTCACTAACTGCAGTATTACTAATATTTACAGCAACGCTTGCGTAATGCGCGTCTGTTGGAGCTATAGCTGTTGCAAAAGGTCTAAGGGTTGGGCTGTCCCAAGCTAAAGTAGCATTTGATACAGGAACTCCCTGTTGTAAAGTTCCTAAAGCAGCGCCAAATCTGTCGTAGAATTGGATACCAAGTCTTATATTTCTTGTGGTTGTACTAGCAGCACTAAAAATACTAAATGTGTATGTTTCACCTTCAGTTACTGGTATACCTTTAGTAATAGGATTATTAACACCACAAGTAAATGAAACAGACCCAGTTCCAGTTGATGTAAATCTAAGCATTCCGTTGTCACTACTTGGATATCCAACCGGGGCTGTTACTTCGTAAGGTTCTATTATTAAAGGGTCACCTACGTACCTTGTTAAAGTACCCCCAGAAGATATAGTCCAATTTCCTATAGATTCTTCAAAAGAAGAGTCGTTGTAATCAAGAAATAAATTTTTACCCTTTTCAACAATAGAGTCGTATCCACTAAAACTTTTTATAAAAGCTAGTAAACCATCATAAGTGCCTTTTTCTTTGTAAATATTAAATAAATTTCTTAATAAAACTCTTTGTTGCTTAAGACCTACCTCTGGCTCAAAACAACCACCAAATTGTTCTAACATTTGTGGAAGAAGTTGACCAGGTAAAGAATCTATTTTATATAAATCTAAAAAGTTTAATGCATAAGTTTTTTCAATATCATATTCAAAACCAAATATTTTTAAAAAGTTTTTTAAAAATAAATTGTCAGCCTCTGATAAAACATCTCCAGTTAAAGAATTTACTTTATAAGAATCAGGTAAATAATTATATAAATCATTAGAAGTATTAAAGTCTTTAACAGAAATACCTACAGCGTTAGCTGCTCTTAACCATGTAAAATTAATGTTTTCTCTTACAAATACACTGTAATAGTAAAACTTACCTTCAGTTAAAAATTGCACTTCTCCATCTATAATATCTCCAGCGTCTATATATTCAGTAGGAGCTGAGTTAACAAAAGAATCAACTAAAATAATTCCATCAGCTGCACTAGTTGGAAACCCATATGAATTTCTAATTACCCTGAGTTGAGACCAGTTACCAGTAGGATTAGTCCATGACAAAGAGATACGACCATACCCAGAAGGAAAGGCTGTAAAAGGATAGGCGTTAAAGTCACTTACTGTAAATGGACCGTAAAAACCTATACCGTAATAATCTCGACCGTATTTTGCCATCGTTTACCTTAGAATACGCCAGATATAACTAAACCGTATAACTCTTGAACGTCTGTTGAAGTTGCAGCAACACCTGTGGTTGTATTTAAATTACCGTTTGCATCAATCCAAGTTCTAACCGAATTTGAGCTGTTTCTCCATTCTTGAAGATTAGCAGATTGTCCAGCAGCTGCTCTAACATTTAATCCAACTACGTTTGTAGCAGAAGGAAGTATTGTGTCTCCTCCTACTTTATGAACGTATTGATTATGTGAGTCTGCAATCACACCAGTTTCAATATTTGCAAGTCTTGCATTTAATGTTCCATAGTTTTGAGATGCTGTATTAAATGTTCCACTTGAAGAGGGGGAAGTTGAAGTTGCAATATTTGTTCCTAAATTTGTTTGAATTGCAACTACTTCATCTTGAAGTGAGTTTACGTGAGAGGAATCTACAATTTCAGTAAAATTACTTTTTGTTTGAAATGATTTTATAGCTCCTGGGTAGGTTGCGGCCATGTTTTCTCCTTTTAGGCTATTCCACCGGATGGTGTGATTGTTAAGGTTCCTGCTTGAGGTATTTCATTGTCAGAACATATGATGTCTACCACTGCTTCTATTGTTCCTGTAAGTCCTGTTAAAGCTAAAAGAGTAGTTGTAGTTCCAGTAACTGTAAATGTAGTTGATGTTGGAGCTGATGCAATAGAATAATTTCCATTTACAGTAGCGTCTACGCTATCTATGGTCACTCTATTTCCTGCAACATAATTATGAGGTTTTAAAGTAGTAAGAGTAATAGTTGGTGAACCAGAAGCTCGAGCTGCTGCCGTAATAGCGTTGTCTCTATCTAATAAAGTTATAGTTGAGTAAGCCACACCAGATACTGTTGATACTTCTGTTAACAAATCTTGTAAAGTTATTCTATCTTTAAAGTTAACATTATCAAAAGCAAGAAAATTACTTAATACAGCTTGAACCGCATTTGTAACGGTACTTTGTCTGTATTGGTCTAGAACTTGAACGTCAATTTCTATGTTTACATCTACATATGAAGGAGGTTGTAAAGTTAACGTTGTAGTAGGAGGCATTTTATCTGCAAAAAATGTTTGAACTGTAGGTTGTAGATTAGTAAACACTAATGTAGGCGTAACATTATCATCTTCAACACCAGGGTCACCAGACGGTGCGTAATACAAAGTTATGCTGTTATAAGTATTAGCAATTGCATTTGCTTTTGCTACTCCTAAAATTTGGACGGCTAAAGACGCGTAGTCTTCTAAAGTAACCGCTCTGTTTAATGACCTAATACTGATTGGAGTATTTAATCTTACTGAATCAGTAGATTCTGAATCAGAACCTCCTGAAGCGGGGTCTTCATTGTTTACCTGAAGACCTACTTGATAGTTAGTTACTATCTCAGTTAATGTATTTTCTGCAACGTTTCCAGCATCTCCAGCACCAACTCTGTAAGTTGCTTCTATAGTTCCATTTCTTGGGGGAATGCGTCCACCAACGTTATCTCCAAAAATAACATAAGTTCTATCTTCACCATCTACATCAATTGTATAAACAGGGTCATTTCCTGAGTAATCTACTAAATAATCAACAAATGTATAAACTACGTTATCAACTGTGATTTCAATGCTATCTTTAATAACAGGATAATCAGCTAAAAGAAAAATTTGGTCTGCTAGACCACTTGAAATTCCAAGTGCGTCTATACCAGTTTCTTCGACTGTGTATCCCTGAGTAGCAACAACCGTAACTACAGCGCCAGCTGTTAGCCCACCATCTCCAGAAGCTGGAACAGTTATTGCTGAGTTTGTTTCAAATATAATTTCAACATTTTCTCCACTAACAATGCTTGTAGTAGATACTTGAGTTCCGGCAGGAACAACTTGTGAAGAAGTAGCAAAAGTACTAAAAGATAAAGTAACTGTTGCTGGAGTGCTAGGTGTAGGAGTGTATCCTAATAATCTAGCCATTCTAAGAACGCTGTCTCTTTGACTTGCGGTTAATATAAACGATTCATTAGCTGCTCTATCTATATAAAAGCTCATAATGTCGCCCATATAGGCAAACAATTCAATTAAAGTAATACCAAAATCAGAAGCGTCTCTATTCTTCCATTCAGGTAAAAAGTATTGAATTAGAGATATCATGTCATCTCTAATAGCCTCAAAGTCTCTAGATGTGTAATCTATTTGAGGTATTACATTTGGTTCAGCCATTAGTTATTCCCTTCAAGCAAATCTCCGGACCTAGTAAAGGTACCTGTATTTATATTTATTTCGTCTGTTGTTTCATTTGGAAGCTTATAGTTTATTGTAATGTTTAAATGCATTGTATTTAAATCCAGTTCTATATATAAATCTTGTAAAACCAAAGAAGGAAGCCATTGAGAAAATGCTTCTCTAACTGTAGCATCTACTATAGGTATTGCAATCGCTTCATTTTCAAAAATAGCAGTTTTTACTTGAGTTCCATAATTAGACCTCATTACCCTTTCATTAAGACCGGTCATTACAGCTAAAAATACTCTATCTTTATATATTTTATTTTGATTAGTTGTAAAAGATATGCCATAAGACTCACTTAAAGAAAAAGGTAAAGATATAGCTCTTTGAGTAGCCATTAGAACACTCCCATCCAAACTGGAAAATTAGGGTCTCCGCCTTCAAACATAACCCATACCCCATCATTAAGTTTAGGGGTTTTATAGTGAACTGTGTGTTGGGAAGAGCCTGTATCTCTAGGGTCTGACGCAGAGGCTCTAGTAACTGTTGCTGAATGGCTATGAGAAGGGGTGCCACCAGAACCGATAGTCACTACGTGATTTAGATGAGTTTGGTAAGCAGACGCAGGAAGACAAGGCCATGCCCAGTCAGTAACTTGTTCTCCAAGAATTTGAGGTACTTTTACTCTAATTCTGCTTTTAGAAATAGGGTCTTTAACGTCTAAACAAATACCTCTATAGATACCATAAAATTTTTTATCTACCTCTCCGCCTAACAACAGCACAACCTCCGTCTAAGTCTTTGAGCAACAAAAATACTTCTATTACTTGGTTTATTTTGCCTTAGTCTAACATCTGCTATATCGCTTTCCCAATATGAGTACGATTCATTTCTAGCCCGTGTTTTAGCTCTATTAAAATTTTTTCCTTTTATAAAAATTGAAGAGGATTCATTTTGTGTTGGTAATAATTTAGTTTTTAATCTTGGTGTAGGTTTGGTAGGTATTTGTCTAATATTTGGTTCTACATATACCTTGTTTTCGTTTTCAGGATAAGGATACTCATTTTGTGACGTAATAGTAGCTGGGCCAAGAGAATCTATTCCAACTTCTATATTAGTTGTAAATTTTGTTTCTGTTAAACCTATGTAGTGAATAATATGTTCTACTGAAAGTAATATCCAATAACCACTA